CAGGATAAAACGGAGGATCTTACATGACAGGTAAGTATACATTCGGTATCCCGCTAAAAGAGATACGTCCTATGACTAAAGAAGAAAGACAAAGAGCTAAAGAGAAAGAGGCATACAATAAAGTAGGGTTTAACTTTTGTGTAAGCTGTGGTTGCCCTACACCTAATACTTGGTGTGAGTTCTGTTTGAATGAGGAGTGATACGTGGAACTAGCAATAATTAAAAACCTTATGGACCGTAGCTTCTATGATAAGCATAAGGGTATACGGTGTCCTGATAAGATATTCAGTAAAGATGTACGCAAGATTAAGCAAGCATTAGATAAAGCTATGGATACATATGATGGATCTTTTTCTGTGGCTGAATTAAATGCAGTCTTCTTGTTACAGAATCAGACTATGACAACAGCAACTAAGTCTGCCTATGATGATCTCTTTGTTAAGCTTAGTAGGCAAGACCCTATCAAAGAAGAGATAGCTGAAGAATACTTAGCTAAACTATTCCAGCAACATGTAGGTGAAGTTGTAGCTAACATAGGCTTTGACTTTGTTAATGGTGAGAAGACCAGCCTTGAACCGCTGCGCAGAGTACTTGATCAGTATAAAGATGACTTTACCCCTAACACTAATGTGGATTGGGAAGACATATCTATTGAGACTTTGCTTGAAGCTAACAGTCTAGAGACACAGTGGAAGTTTAACATCCCTTCCTTACGTAGGCGTGTAGAGGGCGTCTCAGGTGGGCATTTACTTTTGATAGGGGCTAGACCTAACACAGGTAAAACCTCATTCCACGCCTCTCTCATTGCGTCTGACGATGGATGGGCTAGACAAGGTGCAAAGTGTATTGTTCTTTGTAACGAGGAGAGTTACGCTAGAGTAGGTGCAAGATATCTTTGTGCTGCTACCAACATGTCCATGAAAGAGATAGCAGCTAACACAGCACTAGCTAAAAAAAGATACGATGAGATAAGATCTAATCTAAAGATCAAGGATAGTACAGGAAAGGATATGCAGTGGGTTGAGTCAGTCGTTAAGTATGAGAAACCTGATATTGTTATCTTAGATATGGGTGACAAGTTTGCTGCTCGTACAAGTGACAAATCAGATGTCTATCTAAAAGATGCGGCTATCCACGCACGTAACATAGCTAAGCAGTACGAGTGTTGTATTGTTTGGATGTCGCAGCTATCTGCTGAAGCTGAAGGTAAGGTAAACGTTAACCAATCTATGATGGAAGGCAGTAAGACAGGTAAGGCAGCAGAGGCTGACCTTATGATACTCATCTCAAAGAATCCACCAGTAGAAGGCACTGACGATGATGAGTCACCAGAGAGACACTTAGTAGTGGCAAAGAATAAACTTACAGGTGGGTATCACGGTAAGATTACTTGTTTACTAGATGGAGACAGGAGTAGGTATGCATCATGAGACTAGTGTTGGATGTAGAGAATAGTGTTACCTGGAGAGACGGTAAGACTTTTAATGACCCATTTGAAAAGACTAACGAGTTAGTGCAGATAGGTACACTTAACGTGGACAACTTAAAAGATGAAGATGTATTCACGTTTAACCACAACGAACACAAGGATATATATGGCATTGCACGTAACAACTTGCAGTACATCCTAGACTACACAGAACTGTTGATCATGCACAACGCAAAGCACGACTTGATGTGGCTGTGGGAGAGTGGGTTCAAATACGATGGTGCCATCTATGATACCATGTTAGCAGAATATATCTTACACCGTGGAGTTAAACAACCTGTAGGTCTAGCTGCCTGTGCAGAGAGACGTAACCTTAATGCACAAAAGGAGGACTACCTAAGTGCCTGTTTAAAGAAAGGAATAAACACCCATGAGACTGATCTCAATAAGCTTAGCCTTTATCTTAGGCATGATCTCCGTACAACTAGTGAGTTGTTCCATGCTCAGCAGAGAGACTACCAAGACTCTTCCAGTACAACCCTACATAAAATCAGAGACGTTACCTTCCAAACCTGTAGAACCCTCACAAGAATGTACATGTCGGGAATCAGGGTGGATAAATTAGCACTAGAATCTGTGCGTGAAGAGTTTAAAAAAGAGAAAGCTGAACTAGAAACTAAGTTACAGAAACAAGTGCGTGTCTTGATGGGTGATACTCCTATCAATCTTAACTCGCCAGAGCAACTATCACAGCTTATCTTCTCTCTCAAGGTAAACGATAAGAAAGATTGGGCTGGATTGTTTGATTACTCAGATGACTTTAAGGCTACAGTAAAAGCTAACTCTAAGACTATGCGTAAGACTAAAGCATATACTTGTTCTACCTGCAACGGGGAAGGCAAGACATACAAAGTAAAGAAGGACGGAACAAAATATTCTAAACCAAACAAATGTAAGGACTGTGATGCGCTGGGCTACAAGCTTGATGAGTTGAACGAGATGGCAGGACTTGGGTTCTTCCCTCCTGATGTCTCTTGGGTTAGTGCAAACGGTTTCAGCACAGCAAAGGATAAGCTAGATGTACTTTCTGCCACCGCTAAGAACAATAATAAATACGATGCCTCAAGATTTATTGAAGATGTTAAAAGGCTTTCTGCTATTGATACTTATCTCAGTAGTTTTGTGGAAGGTATTTCCACCTACACTAAACCAGATGGATACCTCCACGCTACTCTTACACAACACATCACATCCACAGGGCGCTTCAGTGGCAAAGAACCTAACATGCAAAACATGCCAAGAGGAGGTACATTCCCAGTAAAGAAAGTCTTTGTGTCTCGCTGGTCTGAGGGTCACATCCTTGAGGCTGACTTTGCCCAGCTTGAGTTTCGTGTGGCTGCATTCCTAGCACAGGATGAGGTAGCTATGAATGAGATTGCTACAGGCTTTGATGTGCACAGCTACACAGCTAAGGTCATCTCTGATGCAGGACAGCCTACGTCACGACAAGAAGCTAAGGCCCACACATTCGCTCCTCTCTTTGGGGCTACAGGTTACGGCAGAAGCACAGCAGAAGCAGCTTACTATTCACACTTCACAGAGAAGTACAAGGGTATAGCTAATTGGCATCAAGCTTTAGCTGATGAGGCGTTACGCTTCTTGAAGATAACAAACATATCAGGTAGGCAGTATGCTTTTCCTAATGTAGAACGCAGACCAAACAACAAAGGAGTAACACACTTTACAAAAATAAAGAACTATCCTGTACAAGGACTAGCTACAGGGGATATCGTACCCGTTGTACTGAACAGACTTCACGAATTGTTACAGCCTTTGCAGTCTGTGTTAGTGAACACTGTGCATGACAGTATGGTAGTAGATGTACACGCTGATGAAAAGATCAAGGTTTTATCAATAATATCATCACTAAACAATAGCATCACTGATTTGGTAGAGGATACATACGGATTCAGAATGAATGTTCCTATGTTACTAGAAGCAAAGATAGGACCGAATTGGCTTGACACAAAGGATGTAATGTAGTATAACTACAATTCTGATTCGTTAGCTCAAGAAAGGATATACAATGAGCACAGCATTAGCAGTAGCAGAAGAGCGAGGGCAATCTCTCGCAGAACTTATGGGTTTAACGCAGACAGTAACAACTGCGTCTGGTCCTAGCATTGCCAGGATTACACAGATTCACCAACCAGTAGAGGTAGAGGTGGACGTAGATGGTGAAAAGCTTATGAAGAAAGTCTTGCCTATTGGTTCATACAAGATCAGCATGGGCGAAGATAAGATTATATATAGCCCAACTGTAACCATTCGTGTCTTTGCCCAGCGCCAACAGTGGCAACGCTGGAATGGAGAGACAGAAGAGATGGAAAAGTCTGTCATGTCTACTTCACTTAACGGTGATTTGAAAGACAACATCGGCACATTCAACTTAGGTAGACCATCAGGTTATATCCAAGACTTTAATGCCCTACCTACCGCAGCCAAAGAGGTTATTCGTAGTGTCAAGCGTGTCAAGATATTCATGGGTCACCTTACTATTGATGATCCACGGGATGCACAAGGTAACAAGTTAGACGAGGAGTTTGTTGATTTACCTTTTGTAATGGATGTAAAGAACAGAGACAGCATGAAGTCTTTGGACACAGTGTTTGGTAAACTGCAGAAGGGTAACATGCTACCTATCATGTCTACCATTAAACTGTCAGGCATTGAAGATATGATCCCTACAGGTGCTAAGTTTGGTAAGATTAAAGCAGACTTAGGTGAGCGTGTAGAGATTACAGACTTAGACAATGAAACACTCAAGAACTTCTTGGACTTCATTGAGTATGTCAACGGTACTATCTTAGATAAATACGCTGAGCGTAGTGGTGATGGACTATCAGACTCTGAAAAAGAGATGGTAGCTAACATCATTGAAGTACCTAGTGAGGAAGATGCATGAACCATCCTGCCGAACTAGCAGTCTATGCATTCCTACAGAAGGCTATGGCAGGTGAAGCAACTATGTCAAAGGAGGTGGCCCAACAGGTCGCCTCTGACGTAGAGGCAGCACTAGACAAACAGTTTAACTCTGGCCCTCGTGATGATTTTAGATTGCGTATGTCTAACATAGGTAAACCTAAGTGCCAGCTATGGTTTGAAAAGAATGACCCTGAAGATAAGACACCACTACCGCCACACTTCCTGATGAACATGTTGTTAGGTGATATTGTAGAGGCTGTGTTCAAGGGTTTGCTACGTGCATCAGGTGTTGACTTCAAAGATAACGACAAGGTCACACTTAAATTAGCTGATGGTGTAGAGATAAATGGTGAGTATGACATGGAGTTGGATGACAAGATTGATGACGTTAAGTCTGCATCACCTTGGTCATACAAAAACAAGTTTGAAAACTTTGATAAGCTTTCCTCTGAAGATGGCTTTGGTTATGTAGCACAGCTTGTAGGCTACGCTACTGCAGCAAAGAAACAAGTAGGAGGATGGTGGGTAGTAAACAAAGGTAATGGGGAGTTTAAATATGTCTCTGCTGATGGTGTGGATACTGAGAAAGTACTACAGGGTATACAAGACACGGTAGACTATCTCAACAATGATGAACCCTTCAAGAGATGCTTTGAGCCTGTACCTGAAACCTACTACAGAAAGCCTACAGGTAATATAGTACTACCCTCAGGGTGTAAGTTCTGTAACTTCAAAGAGAAGTGCCATCCTAATCTACAAACGCTACCTTCAAGAGTTAGTAAATCAGAGAATCCTTCACTGGTAGACTACACTTTTATAGGAGATGGTAAGTAGGATGCCAGCTAAACGGCGTCACGTTAAAGGAAGATATCGTAGTGGCCTTGAGAATGAGGCTGCTGCGTTTCTTAAAGAGAGGCAGATAAAGGTAGAGTATGAGCGTATCAAGATTGAGTGGGAAGACTTACGTTACAGAACTTACACACCAGACTTTGAGTTAGACAACGGTATTATCATAGAGACTAAAGGTATCTTTGATAGTGAAGATCGTAGGAAGCATCTTGAAATAAGGAAGCAACATCCTAAGTTAGATATACGCTTTGTGTTTAGTAACAGCAAAGCAAAACTATACAAAGGTTCTAAGACTAGGTACTGTGATTGGTGTGATAAGAATAACTTTAAGTGGTCACATAGATTGATACCAGAAGAGTGGCTAAAAGAAAAAGGTAAGAGGTTAGATTGCAAGACTGTACCACTAAAAAAGAAAAGGAGAAAGATATGAGTACTGATGAGTTAGAAGGAGAAGTCAGGCTTATTCTACCCCCTGATGTAGAAAACAATATGTGGACAGGTAATATGACTACGGGTATGTTTATTAGTCCATCAGATGAAGAAGAGGGTATGCGGGCTGCAATAGATGGGGCTGTTATAATGATAGCAGCATTAGAGTATATAACAGATAACCCTGAGTTCCTAGAGGAATTGGTTAACTACAAGTTAAATGTAGTAAAAGAGTTCTTTCCAGATATATATCATGAAATGGAAAAGCAAATGGAAGATGAAAGAGAATACACGACAGACGGTAAAGTGATACGTCTAACTAAGTGGACTAAGACAGAGGGAAATGCATGACTGATATAGACCCAGTGAACAAACCATTACATTACAATCAAGCAGGTATAGAATGTATTGACGCAATAGAAGCTATGACAGAAAATATGTCAGGCTATTTAGCACCACAGGCAGCAAACGTTTTGAAGTATATGTGGAGATGTGAATACAAAAATGGTTTAGAGGATATTGATAAAGCTATCTGGTATCTAAATAGAATGCGTAAACGTTGGGTGGAGAAACATAAATGAAGAAAAGGTTTAGTGTGACCTTCATGTTGACAATAGATGAACAAAATAATATACTCTCATCTCATGATGAATCACACGAGGAAGATATATACGACATGTTAACAAGTGTTATACATGACATAGACGACACAACACTAGAAAACTTAAACGTTAGGGAGAGATGATGATTACTCAAGAAGACATAGACGCATTCAAGCGTTTCAATGATGTTGACTACCTTATGAATGAGTATCAAGACATGGCTGCAGCTACTGCCATATACAAGACAGAACATCAAGTAATCTACCCAGCGCTGGGCTTAGCTGCTGAGGCTGGGGAAGTAGCAAACAAAGTAAAGAAGATCTTACGTGATGGTAAGTTTGATCGTGAAGGTATATCAGATGAGATAGGTGATTGCCTGTGGTATATTGCCGCACTTTGTCGTGACCTAAATGTAGACCTGTCAGAAGTAGCCAGAAATAATATTAGCAAGCTACGTGATCGTAAAGAAAGAGGAACACTAAACGGAAGTGGGGATAAAAGATAATGGATAACTATTTACCAACAGACTATCAGTCCTTCATACATAAGTCACGGTATGCTAAATACTTTGATGGTAAAGGACGTGAGTCTTGGAG